GCGCCGGCGTGATCGTACTTGCCGGTCACACATTCATTCACATGGGCATCCATGTGCTTGGCAATGCTACGTCCAGTCAGCGTGGTACTTTGCCCAATGCGCTTGTCAAAGAACCTACATCCGGGGTTCAAAATAGCACCATACAAGCTGTTCAAGTTAATCTTCTTGACCAACTGACGCTTGTCCCAGTATTCTTCTTGATCTTTTGCATATTTTTTATCTGCAAACTGTATTTTTCCATCAGCTACCTTTAGTATTCCAGAATTAATTAATTTTCTTAATTCTTTAATGTTTTTATCTTGTATTAATTTTTTAATTTCTTTTGCTTGCATCTCTTTTCCTTAAAATGCTAAATAAGTTTATATTTAGAGAGATAACACTATGGCCAATAATATCAAATATACTCAAGAGCGGTATGATGCAATGCTTAAAAATAGGCATCTTGTTGCACTTGACTTGTACAATGGAATGAATACTCAGATAAGACATCATTGTCTTATCTGTAACAATATATGGATAACTCGACCTAGCGTAATTCGAGATGGCAAAGAGTGTAGACATTGTTATACACTCCGAGTTCGAAAACCACTGGAAGTTGTAAAATCTCAATTATTTTCTCTGAACTGGAAAATAGCAGATGATACTGCGTATGTTAATTCATATACTCGGTTACGGTTAGTCCATAGGTGCGGGGATATCATTGAAGGTACTATTGACCAAATGTTGAGTAAATCCCGACGATGCTTACAATGCAATCCCAGGGTGTTAAAAAACATATGGAGTACTCCTGTTGAAGTAAACGGTCGTAAGTACTATTCTAACATAGAAAGAGATTGTTGTGAGTACCTTATTCATACTTTTGGTGTTGATGATATTGTGCTTCATAAAAAGTATTCCATTAATTCTAAAAAAGAGTGCGATGCGTATGTTAAAAGTAAAGATTTATATATCGAAATAAGCACCATCAATAAAGATTGGTATTTAGAACGTATATATAAAAAACGTCAACTAGTTGATAACTTTATATTTGTATCATCTCTTGATCAATTAAAATTATTTTGTTAATCCTTCTTCAAAGTCTTTATCTATAGCAATACCTGTATCTAAGTCTATACAAGCCTTTAACTCTGCTTGAAGGGACTTACGTTCGGCATACCAACGCTTGAGCAAGCCTGGGATCACACCCTCTTTCTCATATGTAAAGATAGTGCCATTGGCGCTTAGGATCCAAGGTTGGTTGCTGTCAAACACGGCCTTCCATACCTCGGCAGCCGAGTGTACAGAGCTGTTGCCGTCTTGCCAGTCGACGGTGATCTCGGTGCCCCGCTGCTGTTCCATCACAGCGGTATACTCTAGTGTGGCAAACAATCCGTCCCAGGATGCTGCAAAACTATCGCCCCGGGCCATGCGTTCCTGGATTAAGTTGTCGGTTGCTGTGCTTCTGAGTTGTCCAACAATGGTTTCTGGGCCCATGTTGAGGGCGCGAATAGCCGAGGGATAGAGCGAGTTGATGTCAATGGAACCGATGTATTCATGGATTCCTTTTTTGGGCGTAGCAACATAGGCACCTGCCGCTTGTGTATCACTGTCATTAAGTCTCTCTTTACGGTTAGGAACTACTAGCCCACGTTCATGGGCTTCATTGATAATTGCTTGCTCGGTCACTGCCACTGCACCCATTGTGGTTTGCAGCAACACAGTGTTTTCATGTGCCAGGGTGTTGGCTAGATCCAGGAATCTGAGTTTCTTGTCGATACCGGCAAGCCCGACCACGTCCTGCCGGTTGTACTCGATAAAAGTTTTCCAGTTCTGGTTGTACAGCTGATCTAGTGTGCCCTCATACTTGGTCTTGCCTGCCAGACCCTCATACTCCAAGATAGCATCCAAGCTGTAGCTGTGCCGTTCTTCATAGGTGTACTTGCGGTACAGTTGCATGTAATCCAGGTGAACACGGCCAACCAAGTCATATGTCATGTTTTCAGCACCAAAGCGTTCGAACATTCTTGGCTTGGGCAGTTGCTCCCAAAGACAAAACTTGCGGGTATCGTCCTTGCTCAACAACTTGATCACACGATTGACAGTGTACGGGATATCATATCCTTCACTGTTCCAACCACTAAGCACGTCGGCATCTTCAATTAAAGACATGAACGTTTTCAGCAGCTCAGCCTCCTCCCAAAACACAAACGTGTTGGGAAACTCGGCCGCAATCTCTTGTGCAGTTTCAGCACTCATGCGCTTGGGAGGAACCACCAGTGTGATCAATTGATCCATCCAGTCCAGGTAGACTGAGATTGCTGTAATGGGATTAAACGGATCATCCGGTCGACTGTAACCTTTTACCGGATCAAAGTCGACCTCAATGTCGAAAAATGCTGTGTGCAGCGGCGGCCCGTCTTGTCCCTTGTAGTTGTCTTCCAAGCAACGAAACACCGGGTTGATATCACCTTCGTAGATGTTTTTACCCGAGTGTACCCGCATTTCTTTGCGGAACTCTTTGTTGTTGCGAGAACTAAATCGGCTTACTGGCTTGTCGTAGATGTTGCGAAACTTGCCCTTGGGGTCGTCGTAATAAAACACATAATTGGCTGGATAGTCTTCGTAGTAACGAACACCATTGCGTCGGCCCACTAAGTGAATACGATCGCGATCGCGATCATACAATGCATCAATATAGCTCATCTATCTCCGTTTAATTGTATAAAACTTTTTTCTAGTTCCGACCACATGCATTCATTGTCAATCCAATACTGCCCGTCTAGTGATTTTACATCATAGTATACTGGTGTTACTGTATTACACCCTAGTCTTTCAAGAAGATCCGGGATAAACTTCGATACAATATCACGATTACAAACTGGTGCAGACACTAGATTCAATTCAGTGATATTGTTGTCAATTGCATATGTTATATCTTGTGATAGTCTGTTGGTCGGGTACCACTGTATAGTTGAGTCTAGTGAAACTTTGTCCAACCATTGTCGATTAGCAAGATCAAACAGCACGTTCTTTTTTATAGAAGGATCGCACAATGACGGAAGTCTAAGAATAATATGATTGGGGAACTGCTGAATCTGTTGCTCTAACCACAGGCGGTTTTGACCATAGCTTGATTCTACAAAAACATCTACTGTACTAATGTACACAATCCTGTTGAACTGGGTTCTCTTGAGAGTGTCAACAATACCGGCACAGTCATCGCGATCCCGTTGCGGATTCTGATTTACTACTATACGGTTTCCTGTTGGTGCTGCCAGTATGATAGTATCATGGCTCAAATTTGGCAAGCTATCAAGATTGGTCCGGTTGTAGCTGTTGTTGACCTGCAGTTGGCTTGCTATTAGCTTGCCAACAAACCCTGGACCGATGATAGAATACCCGATACCCGAATACAACATTTACAGAGTGCGGCCCACAGTTTCCAGAATAGTTTCCAGCAGATCGTGATCCTGTTTCTCTTTGCCGAATTCCGCTTTGTGTGCCAAGCGAATGGCCTTCTTTAGTACATTGGGTTTGATTTCTAGCTCTTCGGCAATGGCCTTGACTGTTTCCGAAAGACCTGCGTTGAGAGTTTCAACATCATGCATGATCTGCATGCCCTCATTAATGATGGCAATCAGCTTGGCTTTTTGTTCGCCAGAAAATACTCGAGTGTCCATGTAAATCTCCTTGTTAAGCTAGTATAACACACTTGTCACAAGATTCATAGTGGATTGAACACAGTTTGGAAAAGTGCCCCAGTTTAAAAGCAAGCAAGGTAGCGAATCTTTTGCTTTGTGGGCCGGGGCCGCCCACCGCACCTTAACGGTCCTAGGCTTGGTTCTGTTCGCGCTCAGAGCGCATTTTGTATAGCATGTTTTGGATAACACGGATGTCATCCTGCTGTTGTACACTTTCTTGTACCAGTTTGATAAACTCTAAACTGGCAGGATCGTCTTCGAACAAGTCATCGACAATCATCATTGTTCCTCGATGTAGTCTGCTGACTCCAGCTTGTGGCGCCGATGTGAGCGATACATTTCACATGCCATGCCGGCTTCGTCTAGGCTCTTGAACTTGACCGAACTGGGACGACCCTTGATACTGATACGGAAGCCGTCGTCCTCGTTGCCGTGAATCTTGAGATCATGTCCGT